GTGGTACACTTACAAAAACCGAAGATTGTCCAAGTAATAATTTTGCTACATGGAACCCTCTTTGGTCAGCATCAAATGGTAATGTGGGTGATGTGACTTTTTCAAATGGTAATTTAACAACTATAACAGCAACAAGTTATAGAACAACACCTGCAACTTTAGGAATGAAAAGTGGAAAATATTATTGGGAAATAAAAAGAAATGAAGATGATGGTGGTGATTTACATGGAGGAGTTATGAGTGAAAATGCAACACCTGCAAATACTGCAACTTGGATAGGAAATGAAGCTAATGGTTGGGTTATGGCGGGAGATAGTGGACAACCTTATACTGGTGGAACAGGTGGTTCTGCAATATCTAATGCTGCCTTTCCAAACGCAGGAGATATTTTCATGTGTGCTTATGATGGTACTACTGGAAAATTATATTTTGGTGCTGATGGTATTTGGGGTGGTACAGCTAATCCATCAACAGGTGCAAATCCTCACTATACATTAGATAATTCTTTATTTTATTTTCCTTGTGTATCAACTGGTTCTGATTGTTCAGCAAACTTCGGTAACGGCTACTTCGGAACTACAGCAGTAGCTAGTGCAGGAACTAATGCTAGTAATAATGGTATATTTGAATATGATGTACCAACAGGTTATACTGCTCTTAGTACAAAAGGGTTAAACTTATAATGGCATACACAACAATTAATAAATCTACAGATTATTTTAATACAGTTACATTTACAGGTAATGGTTCTCTACCAAGAGCAATAACAGGTGTTGGTCATCAACCAGATTGGGTCTGGTTAAAAGATAGAGATACTGCCTATAATCATCAACTTTATGATATTGTTAGAGGTACAAGTGCAGGGGTTTTATATTCAAATTCAAATAGTTTAGAAGATAGCACATACCAAATGGCATCATTTAATAGTGATGGATATACAATGGGTTCTAATATGGGTGCTGTTAATGATAATAATAAAAAAATAGTATCATGGAACTGGAGAGCAGGTAATTCAGCAGGTTCAACAAATAATGATGGGAATGTAGCAACTACTGTATCTGTAAATACAACAGCAGGATTTAGTATTGTGACTTACACAGGAACAGGTAATGCAGGTGCAACAATAGGTCATGGTTTAGGTGCTGTTCCAAATATGATAATTGTTAAAAAAAGAGCTGGTGGCTCAGCAAGAGATTGGGCTGTTTACCATAGTGCAAATACATCAGCACCAGAAACAGAAATTTTATATTTAAATAATAACGATGGAACAGCAGACAGCTCAGCTTATTGGTATGATACTGCACCTACTTCTAGTGTAATTACTCTTGGTGCTGGAAATGAAGTAAATGAATCAAACACTCATACTTATGTAGCTTATTGTTTTGCAGAAAAAAAAGGCTACAGTAAGTTCGGAAGCTACACAGGAAATGGAAATGCAAATGGAACATTTGTTTATACAGGACTTAAACCCTCATTTGTTCTTGTTAAAAGAACAGATACAAATGGTTACGAATGGTCAATTTGGGATAATAAAAGAGACCCATTTAATTTAGCAGATACAACTTTAAGACCAAATAGTTCTGCAACAGAATCAACTATTGGTTCTTCTTATCAAATAGATATGTTGTCACAAGGTTTTAAATTTAGAACAAATAATGGAGATGTAAATGCATCTGGTGGAACATACATCTACATGGCATTTGGCCAAAGCATAGTTGGTAGTAATAATATTTCGGCAACTGCGAGGTAGACCGTGTTAGGTATTACCGCCCTCTCACAATCTCCAATAGCTTCATTAGGTGGAACTAATGTTAATGTAGCTGTAACAGGATCACAACTAACAGGAAGTGTTGGTGCTTCAACTGTAGTTGGACATGCAAATGTAAATGTTACAGGATCTCAATTAACAGGGTCGATAGGCAGCTCAACTATAAATGTAATTACAGAGGTACCAGTAACAGGATCGCAATTAACAATGTCTATGGGAGAAGAATCTCTTGTAGGTAATGCTAATGTAAATGTAACAGGATCTCAATTAGGTTTATCTCTTGGAACTTTTTCTGTAACAGCTGATGGTAACGTAAGTATAGTTGTAACTGAGCATGATATGGTAATGACTGCTGGTGCAATACCAACTGTTACAGGAGATGCAAATATTAATGTTACGGGCAGTCAAATCACAGCGAGCCTAGGTGAAGAAACTGTAGATGTTAATACTCCTGTAGATGTTACAGGTATATCTATGGCAACTTCAGTTGGATCAGTAACAGCGGTTCCAGGCCAAGATGTAATTCTTACAGGAATAGAATTAACAGGTTCTATTAATAGTCCATTGATAACTGCATGGTCTAATGTAGATCCGAATGTAACTAATACATGGACTGAAGTAAACAAAGGAGTTTCTAACACTTGGACGGAAGTTGATAAGGCAGCTTAAAAAGGGTATAATACAGAATTATGGCATCAACATTTTCATCAGATCTTAAACTAGAGCTAATGGCTACCGGTGAGAATGCCGGTACATGGGGAACTAAAACAAACACAAATTTAGAACTTGTTCAACAAGCTATTGCAGGTTTTGAATCTATATCTTTATCTAGTGGTTCAACTACAGCTTTAGTAATGAGTAATGCATCTATTTCTACTGCTAGAAATATGGTAATAAAATTTGCAACAATTACATTATCAGGATCAACTACAGTAACCATACCAGACTCTATAGAAAAATTTTATATATTTGATTGCAGATTAATTACAAATCCAACAAACCTTACAATTAAAACTGCTTCAGGAACTGGTTTTACAATAGATGCTTCAAAAATTTATGCAGCGTATGCTGATGGTACAAACTTAAATGAAGTATCACTAGATACATTAGGTGGTACAATAGGCACAACTTCAATTGCTGACGATGCAGTTAACAACGATAAAATTGCTGACGATGCAGTTCAAAGCGCACAATTAGCAGATAATGCAGTTTTGACCGTCCACATTTCTAACGTAAATGTGACGACAGCTAAGATTGCTAATAATGCTGTGACGGCTGATAAGTTACAAAGAAAATTTACAATAAGTACATCTTCTCCTTCTGGAGGTAGTGATGGAGACATTTGGTTTAAATATTCATAGGAGTTTAGATGGCTAATACCTATGCTAAAGTTTCAGGAACATTTCAAGAAGCAGATGAAATTTATGCTAAAGTATCTGGAACTTGGGAAGAAGTAGATGAAGCATATGGAAAAGTTTCGGGAGTTTGGAAATTAGTTTTTAGTGCTTTTGAAGCAACATCCATGCAAACATTATCTTCTGGATCAGGAACATTTAGTGTTCCAGCTCAAGCAAATGCAATTCACATACAAGCTGCAGTTGGCGGTGGAGGTGGTGCAGTTGGTGGTGCAGATTATGATAAAGCTGGAGGTGAATCAGCGGGAGCTGGAGGAGGATCTGGAGCTTTTATATCTGATAAAATATTTTCTGTAACAGGTGGTGAAACACTAACATATGCAATTGGATCCTCTGGGTCAGGAGCGGGTAAAGGTTTTAATGTAACTGCAAGTGGTGGAGGAACTACTACACTTTCTGGTGGAACTTCTGGATCATTATTTTCATTAACAGGTGGAGGTGGATCAAGTGGTACAGGTGGAGGTGTTCAAGGGCCTTTAAGATCTAATACTGCTGGAACTGCAGGAAGTGCAACAATAAGTGGTACCGCAATTACTTCAGGAAATTTTAGAGATACAGACGGAACTCAAAAAGCAGTTACTACAAACACATCTGGACCAGACGGTACTTTTAACTCATCTGGTAATGGAGCAGTTGGATCAAATAATGGGAACTGTGGAGGAGATAACTGTAGAATAGGTGGGTCTACGGGTGCTGCTTCATATGATGGTAATATTGCAGGTGGGGCAGGAGGTTCATCATCAGGTGCTGGAACAAATGGAACTGCAGGTACACGAGGATCTGGAGGGGGCGGAGGGGCTGCTCAAGTAAACGCAGGATCTACAATTGGTGCTGCAGGTGGTAGTGGTGAGATAAGATATAGATTTTTAAAAATTAATTAGTGTTTATAAAACCACAAAAAATTATATTTAATTCAATACTTCAAAGATATAAATTAAAAGATATAAAACCCAATCAATCTAATAATAATCAAGAACTTATAGATCAACTAGAAATTGATATAAAACTTAATGGTTTGTTATGTCCATTAGTGGTTAATAATGGTGTATTAATTGATGGTCACCATAGATATGAAGCTATTAAAGATTTTTGTACAGAAACACTTGTATATGTGGTAAAGGATAATGATATGGAAAAATTATTATCTAAACTAAATAGTTATATTTGGTTTGATTACCAAGGAAAACTTAATGGCTAATATATCAAAATGGTTTGGTTATCCAATATACATAACTAAATTAGAAAACTTTGCAGATATTAATAAAAAAATTGTACCTATAATACTTAAAGATATTACTCCAACCAATTCTCAATACTCAACAACTACAGATGTAAAACCAAAAAAATTACAATCTATTGATGATAATTTACACAAAGATAAAAGATTTAATGCATTGTACACTGAATTATCTAAAGTAATACAAGGTTGTTTATCTGCACAAAAATATAATTTAGATTTGTTTGAAATATATATTACAAAATCTTGGGCTACCTTATCTATCAAAGAACAACACATTGCCTATCATAGACATATGAGCAGTCATTTTAGTTTTGTTTATTACCCACAAGCTCATGAACAAGGTAATTTGTTTTTACTTGATGATGATGCACATAAGGTAGGATTAAATATTCCAAAGAGAGATCCATACTTTACAGAGTGGGATCAGAACAATTATAGTAAAGCTGAATACCCTGCAGAAACCGGTAATGTAATTATATTTCCATCTATGATATTTCATGAGACAGGTAAGAATACAAAAGATGTGCCAAGAATATCTATATCAGGAGATATAATGTTGACTATGAAAGATGGTATTAAATCTGAACATAATATACCTTCTCCTGCGACTTGGAAGAAGCTCTAAAATGATGTAAAATAACATTATGCCATTAGCTAATGTAAAAATAGTACCAGGAATTAATAAAGCAGATACTCCATCAGGAGCAGAAGGACAGTGGATTGATGGAGATTTTGTTAGATTTAGATATGGTCAACCAGAAAAAATAGGTGGCTTTACGGCTATTGGACAAGAAACTATTTCAGGACCAACAAGAGCGCAACACACTTGGACAGATTTAGAAGGCAATAGATATGCAGCACTTGGTACTTCTAAAGCTTTATATATTTATTATGAAGATAAGTTTTATGATGTTACTCCTTTAGCAACAGCTTTAACAGGGGCTACTTTTACATCAACAAATGGATCTAATACAGTTACGGTAAATAAAACAAGTCATGCTTTAGATGTTGGTGAATATATAACTTTTACTTCGGTAACTTTACCTGGTGGTGGAGCTACAGGTTTTACTGTAGCTAATTTTCAAGATTTTACTTATGAAGTTTTAACTGCACCAAACGCAAACACTTTTACAATTCAAATGAAAACAAACGAGTCTGGTTCAGGTATGACTGCAGCTGGATCTGCAAGTATAAATCCTTATGAAGAAATAGGACCAACAATTCAAACATATGGTTATGGTTGGGGTACAGGCACATGGAGCAGAGGAACTTGGGGATCTGGTACAACTAGTTCAACAGTTATACTTGATCCTGGTAGTTGGTCATTAGATAATTTTGGACAACAATTAATAGCAACAGTTAAAGATGGCAAAACATTTGTTTGGAATCCAGGTGTCTCTAACCCATTGGAACAAAGAGCAGTGGTTATGTCGGGCGCACCAACAGCAACAAGATTAACAATAACATCAGACAGAGATAGACATGTAGTTCATTTTGGAACTGAAACAACAATTGGAGATTCAACAACTCAAGACCCTATGTTTATAAGATTTAGTGATCAAGAAAATTTTAGTGTGTATCAACCAACTTCAGTAAATACTGCAGGGACATTTAGACTTGATACAGGCAATAAAATTGTAGCAGCTGTATCTGGTAAAGACTATAATCTGATTTTAACTGACCAAGCAGCATATACAATGCAGTTTGTTGGTCCACCATTTACTTTTTCTATAAGACAAGTTGGATCAAACTGTGGATGTATCGGACAACACTCTACTGTTTATGCAGATGGTAAAGTATTTTGGATGGGATCAGGCGGAGGATTTTTTGTATTTGATGGTACAGTTAAATTACTGCCATCACTTGTTGAAGACTTTGTATTTACGACTACCGGTTCAAATGTAGGTATTAATTATGCTTCTAATGAAATTATATATGGTTCACACAATTCTTTGTTTAATGAAATAATTTGGTTTTATCCATCGGGAACACCATTAGGTAATCCTGCAGTACAAAATAATAGAGCTGTAGTATATAACTATGTTGAGAATAGTTGGTCTACTATGACACTTGCTAGAAGTTCATATGCAGATGCTAGTACTTATGACGTGCCTTATGCAACAGAATATACATCTACTGCAACTCCAACAATATCTAATTTAAGTGGAGCAACAAATACTTTTGGTGCATCAACTTACTTTGGACATGAAATTGGTACAAATGAAATTGCTTTAAATGGCGTTGAAACAGCTATACCTGCTTATATTCAATCAGGAGATTTTGATTTACCTACAGAAGGAGATGGAGAATATATGTTAAGAGTAAGTAGATTTTTACCAGATTTTAAAAACCTACAAGGTAATGCAGTTGTTACAATATTTTTAAAAGAATTTCCTGTTGATACGGGAGCTTCATCTCAATTAGGTCCATTTACTATTACTTCTAGTACACAAAAAATAGATACAAGAGCTAGAGGAAGACTTGCAAATATTAAAATACAAAATAATGCTGTTGACGAAACTTGGAGATTTGGTACATTTAGAGCTGATGTAAATCCAGACGGGAGAAGATAATGGCTAAAATTAACGTGTATGTTCCTGAACCACCACAAGAATATAGTGTAGAAGGATTTAGACAAATAAACCAAGGTCTTGCAACTATTGAAAATCAATTAAATACTTCATATCAACAGGACTTGAAAAACGAACAAGATTCGTTTAATTACTTTATGCAATGACAATAAGATATAAAAGCGAAACATTTAATTTAACAACAACTAACGTTACTCCTATTTTAACGTGTCCTACTGATGCAACTATTATTGTTAAAAGCTTACAAGCAGTGCATGATACTGCAAGTAATGTTGATACACATGCAATCGTAACTAAATCAGGAGGATCAGCTACAAAAATTTCATATGAAGAATTAAATAAAGAAACTGCAAATATGGTAAAAAGCTCTCTTAATTTAGAAGCAAGTGATGTTTTATCAATGCAAGCAGGTGCAGCAAATGAGATTACAGGTATTGTTAGTTATGCTTTGATAGATCGTTCACAGGAAAATGGCTAAACAAAAATTTACACATTTTGTACCAAGAGAGAAACCTAAGAAAAGACCTAGAAGACATTGTAAAAATTTAAATAAGAAAAAGAAGTTGCAACATAGTAAAAAATATAATAGACAAGGACGGAGACAAAAATGAGTGATATAATAAAATTACCAGCAGAAGCAAAAGAAATAGTTAAACACAAAAGAACAGGTAAAGTTTATGCTAATAAAGCTGAGTTTGATGCTGATGTTGCTGATCCCAATACTGATACTACTGTGGATGATTTTAGACAAGACCTTGAAATTAAGGTTACTAAAGTTACTATGGGAGCAGAAACCAAAGAATAATGCAGCCAAGAGGAGCCACTGAGCTACAAATGGAAATGCTTGAAAAGCATGTTTCCAAAGAACTATTAAATCAAGTGCAGATATGTACCTCTATACCAGGTAAAGTTCCGATAGATCCAGATAAATTAAATATTTTATGGCAAAAAAATTCTTGGGATCAACCTAACCTTCAAGAATTTTTTAAAGATAAGTCACGACACCATGAATATGATTGGTATGTTTTTAATAGTCATTGGAACTATGAAAAATTTAGATATGCTTTTGACATACCTACAGAAAGATCTGTAGTAATAAAAAATGGTATAGATAATTTTCCTACTAGAAAAATATACAAAAGAGGCCATCCTATTAAACTAATACATCATTGCACTCCTTGGAGAGGTTTAAATGTTCTGTTACGTGCAATGCAAGAAATTGAAAATCCTAATATAAAATTAGATGTTTATAGTTCATGTAAAGTTTATGGATCTGAATTTGAAAAAAATACAGAAAAAGATTTTGAATCATTATATGAACAAGCTAGACAATTACCTAACGTAAATTACATTGGCTATAAATCTAATGAACACATTAGAGAAGTAATGCCTAGTTATGATATGTTCGTATATCCATCTATATTTGAAGAAACATCATGTGCATCAGCTTTAGAAGCTTTAGCTTCTGGTGTGCATGTTATTACTAATAACTTTGGAGCTTTGTATGAAACATGTGCAGAGTGGCCTGTGTACATTAATTATTCAACAAATTATGAACAAATGGCACAAGATACTGCAGGAGCAATTAATACAGCTTCTGATTATTTACATGAAGATTTCATACAAGAACATTTAGAAGAACAACAAAAATTTTATAAAAGATTTTATAACTGGGAGAAAAAAGGCATAGAATGGACAAACTTTTTGAAAGGAGCTTTGAGTGAAAGAAACAATAAATAAAGATACATACCAAACATTAAAAGAGGTTGAGGTAAGCCCATATGAAAAAGCTTCTACTCCTATGTGGAAACAGGACACCGGACAACCAAACCATAGTATAATGATTTGCACCCCTTGTCATAGTGATGTGACTATGCATTACACACAAGCATTATTAGAATTACAGCAACTTTGTATTAAAAAAAGAATAAAAATTACATTTACTTTATTAAAATCTTCTTTAGTAACTCAAGGGAGAAACTTATGTACTTCAGCTTTTTTAGAATCTAGTTGTACACACATGTTGTTTGTAGATTCAGATATATATTTTAAAGCAGAATCTATTATTAAAATGTTAGATTTAGATAAAGAATTAATATCTATTCCTTACCCACTTAAAACAATGATGTGGGATAAACTTTATGAGAAATGGAATAAAGGTGAAGTTAAAAATCCTGGCGATATACATAGATGGTTAAATACTTATCCTATGAAAGTAGAAAACCCTGAAAATATTAAATTAGATAATGGTGTTATGGAAGTTACACATAGCCCTACAGGATGTATGTTAATTAAAAGAAGTGTATTTGACAAAATGATAGAGAAATATCCAGACAAAAACATAGTTCAAAAGACTGTTATAAATGGTGAGTATGTAGATAGACCCAACCTATGGAACTTTTTTGATTGTATACATGACCCTGAAACTAAAACTTACATGGGTGAAGATTTTTCATTCTGTAAGCTTTGGAAAGACATAGGAGGTAAATGCTATGTCTATGTCAATGACCCTATTATACATGTAGGAGAACACCAATACGAAGGGTGTTTTCTTGATGAGTTGAAACTAGCCAAGTAAAATGATATTATTATCCATATTTAAAAGAATAAATTATGGATCCATTT